GTTATAAATAAGAGCTCCTGTTGCAGTTAACGTAGAACTAGTCCATAAGCTGTTAGTAAAAGTTACAAATGCAGTTGTACCTGAAAGAGATATACTTTGACCTGTTAGGGTGTTCCCTCCTGCGACATATCCTGACCCTACTACTTCACCTACGGTTGTATATACCGTAGTGCTTGAGTTTAAACTAGCCGTTGAAGTATACAAAGCTACTTTAAATGTGTCCCCTGTAAGCGAGGTAAAGTCATGTACTGCTGCTAATAGTTCTGTTTTAAATGATGCACATAGCGATTGGGTAATAGCCATACTAGTTTACCTTATCTCTAACTTGCGTAACTCTATAAGAATCTTGACGGTTTTTACCGTCACCCAGTTGTTTAACTTCAGCCATAACTTGGTCAAATTTAGTCTGATAAACTTGAATTAACTCTTGCTCACCTTTCAAAAATACGTACCCCTCAACTAAAGCGCCCCAAAGTAAGGCGTTAGGAAACTCTGTACTTACCCAAGTAGTACCAGAAGCGGCATCTACAATAGATTCTGGGTACGCATAATAATGCATTTCAACAGTGTAGTCATCTACAGGCGTAGGTCCTATTATAAAGGTGTTATTGTCAAAAAGGCTATAGTATTGCGGAGTCCCTTGTGCTGATGGGTAAGGAAAAGCCTCTCTTATATAATTAACATCCTTGTTCAATAAGTACTGATATGTAGGAGTAGGGGTTAAATCAACCGTAGTTGTGGGTATAACCGCTAAAGAAAATATAGACAGGAAGTCTGAAGGTATAGTTATATACTGATTCCCCGCCGTTAAAGTCCCAGTTACGTTTACACGAAAAGCAGGTAGCTGTACTGAGTTATTAATAATAATCTCAGTGTTCTTAATGAAGTTGTCAATGTTTGCAACAAAAGTAGGCTCAGCGCCGTCACCGACATACTCTACCATAAGGTATTGTTGTATAGCAGTTTTCAACTCACTATAGGTCATCGCTTAGCCCATTTTACTAGAAGCCATAGTGCCTTTAATAGCCGCACCAGTGCCACGTACTTTAATAGTTTTTTTGTTGTCTATCTTTACAGGGTAGCCGTTGCCTACAGGAGTAGGTACAGATTTAACACCCTTATATTCAGCAGACCCTTCAATATGCTTAGCCATTATCTACCTCTTCCAGTGCTCTTTTGGTTAGCTACACGAGCCAAGTTACGACCCATTTTTTTAGCGTCCATAGATGTAATGCCGCCTTTCTTAAGACCCTTCATAGATTTCTGTTTGTCGTGTTTAGCATCTTTCGGGCTCTTTTCCCAATCCGACATAGACATCTTGTTCTTTTTTGCTAATTTTTTGTCTTCTTTAACATCTTTAGAAGAACCTTCAAACTGTGCCATATTATACCTCAGGTAATTGTAATAAACACATCATTCAATGTGGTGGTAATAGTCTGTGTCGCCACAGGGTTAAAAGCAAATAGACCCCTAGAGTCATTTAAATTCGTATCTGGTCTTGGGTTGCGTAGAGCCTGTGGGTCATTTGCTACCTTTTGAGCACCTATTATACCTACCCAGTTTTGTGGGTGGTCGCCACCAACTTTGTCCATGCACTCTGGACATACTCGCATGTTTATGCGTTTACCTATAATAACATAGGTGCGTAACTTCTTTAAAGGATACCTAAAACTGCACCTATCGCAGAACCCGAATGACCGTTTCTCACCAGCAAAAGGAGTAGCCACTTACCAACCCCCGCCGCCTACACTACCTATGTTAGGCACAAATCTAAAAGACACTCGTTGACGATCTTCATCCGCCGCCAGTTCAAAAGCCTCTTCATAGAGTTGTTTAAGCATTGGTATCTTGCTTTCTGCTTCAGGTGTTTTAAGAGCTAGGTTATAAGCTAGTCCAGCAGTCATAGCTTCTAAGAATCTAAAAGGAATATCAAGCGTATTCACACCGCCTTGTCCTGCGTCCTGCATTCTACGTAACCGCCAATAGACCAATGTATATCCTAGTTGACTAGGTAGAGGCCATATCTTAGCTGTAGGTGTAGGAGACTGTCTATCTACAAAAATCTGTATAGGACGTCCTTGAACTAACTTGTTTGGTATTGTTGCGTATGTAGAGACACTTATACGAGCTATTTGAAGGTCAACTTGGTTAGAAGTACTACCGGGGTTTTGGCGTATGACAGTCTCTATTAAGTCAATAGTATCATCAGGCAAATCATAAGTACCTACTCCTACTAACAGAGGAACTTCACCCTGCTCAATAGTCCACAGATTAAGACCTTTGTTAGCCCAAGAAGCCAACAAGTAATTTAACGACCTTCTAGCTGTTCTAAACTGATAGCCCGTACGAATTTCTACCCCAACACGCTCAAAACTTTCTTCAATTATTTCAGCTATATCTGGATTGAATGTAGTAAGGCCGGAAGTGCTCATAGATAGCTACCTTTGTTGTTGTCGTTGTACGGGCATCGAAGTTGGATTGCCCTGAATTTGTAAACCCTGTGGGGACATGTATTGTGACATACTTGGAGGTTGTCCTTGTAGAGGTGTTTGCATTTGACCTACTGGTTGCCCACCTACACCTGCATCGCTACCACTATTATCAAACCCCATATTGTTACTTGGAGACATTCCGCCCATATCAGGACTAGGATTGTTTTGCACTGGTGGTAGAGTGTTCGGTTGATTAGGTTGCCCTTGCTGTGGGTAATCCATTAGTCCTTGGCTAGGAGAGGCGTAGTTGTTATACCCGTTCTGAGTATTCAGTTGTTGACCGTTGATGTTACCCTGACCTAAACCTAAAATACCACCATCTGCGTAGCCTGTAGGAGAAGCTGTTCCCGCTGCTCCACTTGTAGGTAATCCCGCACCTTCTACTGCTGCCAGTGTTGGGTTTGTTTGTTTAGCTTGCAGAGCTTTTAATATACTTAAAAAATCAGTAGCTGGGGCAGTAACAGTTGTAGTTGTAGGTAAACCCGCTGCCTTTACAGCATCTAAGTTTTGAACAGGGGATGCCCCACTACTTACAGAAGAAACTCCACTACCTACAGGTAGACCCGCTTTTCTTACAGCATCTAAGCTTTGAGGAGGGGGTGTTCCACTACCGTTATTTCCGCCCCCAGACATTAGCGCATTGCTCCTTTTGTATAACCCTTTACCGCTAACCCCATACCTCTAGGTTTAACAACAGCTGGCTTAGCAGCAACTTTAACTGAAGCTTTAACTGGAGCTTTAGTTTGTTTAACAATAACCCCGCCTTTTTTCCAACCACCGGGAGCCGCAGGAGCCGCAGGAGCCGCAGGAGCCGCAGGAGCCGCAGCAGCGCTGGCAGGTTGTTGAGCAGGTAATGTATCAGGTTTAGCAGCTTGCATTGGTTGTGTTGAGTGAGCAGCGCTGGCAGGTTGTTGAGCAGGTTCAGGTTGTTGAGCAGGTTGTTGAGCAGGTTGTTGTATTACCCCTAACGACCCTAACCCTTGTTGAGCTACTGGTCCAATAGGGTATGATGGTTCTGATGGCATACCACCCATGAACGGCGCACCACCTCCAATAGGGTATGATGGTTCTGATGATATACCACCCATTGGTTGTGCTTGCATTAGTCGTGCTTGCATTATTTGTGCTTGTATTAGTTGTGCTTGTGTTTGTGCTTGCATTGGTTGTGCTTGCATTGGTTGTGCTTGTGCTTGTGCTTGCATTGGTTGTGCTTGCATTAGTTGTGGTTGTGCTTGTGCTTGTGCTTGCATTGGTTGTGCTTGTGCTTGTGCTTGCATTGGTCGTGCTTGCATTGGTCGTGCTTGTGCTTGTGCTTGTGCTTGTGCTTGTGCTTGTTTGTCCTGTACTCTTTGGGCAAAAGTCGGCATGTTTGCAGGCGGTTTACGTATATTTGCCATTAGCGCATTGCTCCTCTAGTATGGCCTTTAGTAGCACAACCATCACCACGAGAAGAAGCTGATGATTTAACAGAACCGCCTTTAGCGTAGCCTTTGCAAGCAGAGCCGCCGGTTTTTTTGCCTCTAGCTCCTTTAGCAAAAGCCGCTCCTGCGCCTGTAGACGCCTTTTCTGGGTTAGCAAACCTTGTACTTGCTGACCTCTGCTCTAAACGAGCTTGTATTTCTTTATTAGCCGCACTATCACTACCTTTACCGAACCCTTCATAAGCATCTTGCATACGTTCAAATTGGCTTTTAACTTTAGGCGCCGCTTTTACTACAGGTTTAGCTTTAGGTGCACTAACTACATCAGACTTATTCTTAGGGTTACTTAAATCTAAGCTTGTATCACCCTTAAAATCACGTGTATTAGCATATTTAGAATTAGCACTCGCCCTATCACTCTCTTTTAACTTACTTAGGAAAGATGTTTGGTCTACAGGTTTGTTAAGTACGTCTTGTAATGATCTATCTGGTTTACTAGCTACAGGGGCTTTAACAGGAATACTTGTACTTTTTGGCATATCAACCTCATTCTTAAATCGGGGTTTTGTAGAAGTTACAGGCTTAGCAGTAGGCTTAGGCATAGATGTAGATGTAGATGCTTGTCTAGTACTAGGCATTGCTCTTTTGGCACTGTAAGGGTTAGACCCCATATGAGAGTACTCTTCTGAAGCTCCCTGTGTCTGCCTAGCAAACCTATCTTTTTGCTGTTCTGCGTCTTTATAGGTGTCTATATCCTGAGCATTAAGGTCTTTAGGTTTTTGCTTGGGTCTGTTTGGGTCGTAGGGTACGTAAGCCATTAGCGCATCACTCCTTTTGTGTGGCCTTTAGTAGCACAGCCATCACCACGAGAAGAAGCAGAGCCGCCTTTAGCATAACCTTTACAAGACCCCCCAGCTTTTTTACCTTTGTAGTAATCAGAGCCGCTAAAGTCTTTACTAGGTGAGTCGCCTAAACCAAACTTACCCGCTGTCGCTGACTCGTCCTTATTTCTCTTATCAAGCATCGCTCTATCAATGTCAGCTTGACCAACATCAGGCTCTTCCTGTTTTTTTGGTGTTTTTGTAGCTTTTACTGTAGTAGCCATTAGCGCATTGCTCCTTTAGTATGACCTTTAGTGGCACAGCCATCGCCTCTTGAAGAGGCAGAGGTTCTAACAGAACCTCCTTTAGCATAGCATTTAGTTTTAACTTTACCGCCTTTTTTCCAACCCCCAGCACCAGTAGTATCAACGGGTTTTGCACCCATAGTTGCACCCATAGCCATACCTGACATATTACCACCAGTTGTAGCCATAGGAGCTCGTGACGGAGGCACAACACCTGTATTTGCTGGACCTCCCGGTGAACCCTTAACGAGCTCCTGTTGCGCCATATTACCACCAGTTGTAGCTGGTGGTTGTGAAAGACCTCCCGGTGAACCCTTAACAGGTGGCGCCATATTACCACCAGTTGTAGCCATAGGAGCTGGTGCAGGTGCACGTTTAGCCATTAGATTATCTTCCCACGAGTTTTGCCTTTTTTAGTAATGCCATCAACACTACCCCCTTTGTACATCCCCCTGCAAGCAGAACCACCTTTTTTCATAGCTGGTGTCATTCCTCTCATAGCGCCTAATTGGGCTAAGTCCGGAGTTGGTGCACGTTTAGTTACTTTAGCTTTAATAACATCTTTCTTTTTTAGGGGAGCCATGCCCGCTTTTAACTTAGTCATATCAGTTCTGCCTCTAGCTTTTTCTTGAATATCGGAAATACCACGTGAAGGGCGTGTCATATTAGTACCTACCCTCTAATCTATTTACTACCACAATTCCACCTTTTTAATGATGCTGCTTTGCGTGTAGGTTTACCACTTTCGTCTTTCATAGGACCCGGCATACCTGACATTCTAGCACAGAAAGACTTCTTTCTTGGACCGCCTTCAGGTTGAGGAGCCTTTAGATTAGAGCCTGTAGCATTGTTATACTTGGCCCTACCTTTAGCAGTTAATCCTGCGCCCTTAGACACAGGTAACTTTTCCCCCCTACCAACTGACAATACTGGAGTTTTTTTAGCAGCCATTAGTGTTTAACCATATCAATAGCCCAAGTAACAAATGTAGCTACAGATGCGCCGATACCACCAACTACTAGTAGTAACTTCCAGCCACCTTTGGCTTCAGATAAAGTCTTACTTATTTCTCTAATAGCGTCCTTTATTTCTTCCATGTCTTTAGTCATTTTGTCCATGTCAGTCTGAAGGTGCCTTATATCTGCACTATGCGTAGCGAGTTCTCTTACTGTTTGCATAGCTGGATCATCCGCTCTTTGATGTTCCATACCTTAGCCATAAAAGGCTGTGACGCCAGATGCAGAACCAACACTAAACGTTAAATAGATATTAGTAGAGTATAGTATCCCTTCGCCGGGAATGGTCATAGAAAAAGAGTTTGGGTTTGAGTTACTTGGTAGGTCCATCTGAAATAATATAGTCCCTGATGCACCGCCGTCTCTAAACTCAAAAGTACATGCTGTACTTATACCGGGCGCTACTATAAAACCTTTAAGCCTAGTTCTATCAGCATAAATACTACCCGCTGCACTTAAGTGTGTGCTTTTTACGTCTGTTTGCATAGCCATAATTAATCTCCTAAAGTTTAAAGAAAGGGGCTTTCGCCCCCATCAGATTAATTATTATGCAGAAGCAGGAACTTCAGAGCCAGCAGATGTTCTTTGAGCATATCTAATAGTAATTAAACCAGCACCTACAATAGCAGTAGTGCCAGCCATAGTTACAGTAACAGCTACATCAGAAGTACCAATATTAGACATAGCAGTTAATTGAGCACCTGAAAAAGTAATGGCTTGACGACCTGCAGCCGCAGTAGTAATCGCAGTTACATACGCATCAACAGTAGTACCATCACCTACAGCAAGAGTAGAACTAGTAGTAAAAGTAGTAGTGACATCAATAAGAATGTCTAATATTTGTGAGCCAGCTGGTAATACAGCAACAACGCTAGTAGCTAAAGCTAAGCTTGCAGATTGAACTAAACTAACAACACCTGTGTTGTCGATAGTACCTAGAGTAGTACCAGTAGTATTTTTAACAGTACCTGAACGAACTGGACCAGTAAAAGTTGAGAATGCCATATTTAATTCCTTAGTGCACGTTTGCCTGTCGTTGTGTGCGAGTCTGCTGGGGCAGTCGAGTAGGCAGTTAAATTAATCCCCAGATTTACAGTTCTTATAGCATTTATTTTGGGGTGGTGTCAATTAATTTGTTGGCTTTCCTTCTGTCATTATCTTTCTTATAATCCGCCTTCATACAGGCTATGCACGTGCCTTTTGTTTTACGGGGGGATAAGTGTCCTCTTTCACAAGGAACACCCGTGTAGTACTGTTTTTCACCCTTATCTTTAGCATCTTGTCTAGTACGTGGAAAGCTCATGTACTCTTCGGGTATTTCAGGTGCTTCATTAATTTCTTTACCTACATAAGATAGCACCCAACCTGCTAATACCCCAAATTTTATAGGATTACCTGATTTACATGCTCGTATGATAGCCGCTATACTCACCCCTAAAGTATCCCGCATGTGTGTCAAACTTACAAAAGTCTGAGTAGTTCTATCAGGCAACACTGCATATATTTCTTTTTGTAAGTCATCAGCATTTGTTGGGCGTTTTCCATAAAAGTGTGATTCTTCCCCTCGTTTAACAGCGGCTGACATATTAGCCTTACTTTGCTCAGAATGGGTCTTGCCTTTCATTGGGTTTACCAAACCTTTGCACTTCTCTGATATTTTAGCTTTCGTTTCCACAGAACGAGTTAAGCCGTATCCATAATGGTCAACTCCTTTTGGTGGGGTTCTATTTTGTGCTATTTTATCTAACGCTTCTACTGTATGAGTAGCACCCAACCTATGGCTAATATTGTTTGCGTAATACTCTTTTAGGCTGTTGGAAACTTTTTGCTTCTCTTCACTAGACCACACCCTACCATAATTTGGATGGTCCTTTGTGGCTATCCCCCGCATGGGGGCTTCAGCACTACGTCCGGAGTTATAACATTCTTTCTTTCCTACCCACCCCTGTAGCCATAGGTTTTCTACCTCAAATAGTAGATCACTATTATCTAACTCTTCTATTATTTCAAACTTAAAGAAATCCTCCCCGTATTTATTCCAAGAAGCTTGTAGGTGTTTACAGTGGTGTCTATTACCTCGTAACATTTTCCTGTGGTTTCTAAACCGTTCTCTACTATCACAGGTGCTACCTACATAGAATTTACCATTAGTTATATTACGTATTTTATATATTACATTTTTCATAGGTACTCCTAATTACTATTCTAAGGAGACTTATTGTATAGGATAAATACACGGTGTGTAAAGTTTTTCTTTTATATATAAAAAAGGCTCCCGAAGGAGCCCTTAATTAAAGCTAAGTTACTGATATTTATCAGGAAGAACCTGCAGAACCAAAGATACCTAAAGGATCCGAGAATCCGAACGAGTAGCGTTCACGGGCCTTGTATCTAGAGTTGCCCGTGTCAAAGTCCGAATCCATTGATGTAGCTAATGGAGTTCTAACAAAATGTTTTAGACCGTTAGGAACGTCAGTCATCAAGAACCAAGCATTTGTATCAGTCAACCAAGGGTTGATAGTATAGCCGCCCGGAATTGAACCGTTGTTCTTAAGAGCATTAACATCATTGTCGTTAGTACCAACACGCAATTCAGTTTCTAACAAACGAGTTGCTACGAATTGAAGAGCAGGAGGAAGTACTAATTTTTTAGGTTTAGCAGCAATCAATAAGCCACGTTCATCAACCCATAAAGAGATTTGAATAACAGCATTTTCCAATGAAGTTTCGTTCAAATCAGCAGGAGTTGCTGGTACGTTAGAGATTGTTGATCCATAAACTAAAGGATGTGCACTGTTACATAAAGATTTGCCGTCACCACCAGTATAGTTAGTGTTGAATGCATTGTTTAGTACAGCAGCGCCTTTAACTTCTTTGGTGTACGCCATAGCGCGAGCCAATGCTTTTGTATAACGA